TTGTAAAAATCGTCGTATGTGACTGAATCAGTTACCATTAAATTTAACTGACATTTAGATCCGATAATAGGTTTATAAAAATCGTCAGAAGATTGCCACGAAATAACTACAGGCGAGCTTGTGCCTATTATTGGTAAAACGCTACCGGTGTAGTCTTTTTTATGTATTTCTATTTTCTTGCGATATCCTAAGACATCCGAAAACTCTAATCTATATTTTACGCCGTATGCCATATTTTAACCTCCGTAAATTCTATCCGCTGTTTCTTGCGCTCTTTGAATTGCTATTAATAAATCTTGTCCATCTACTCGAACTTCGCCGGTTACGTTTAAGTTTCCGCCCATTCTGCTATCTCCGATCAATGATTTTAATTTGTTTAAAGGCGAGATAACTTCAGGATTTGACTTTGCGCCTGGATACTCTCCGACTAACCCCATTGTTGGGCCGCTAATTATACCACCATTTGCGAAAGCCGTAACACCACCGCCACCACTAATAGCTCCTGAATTCACAGAACCGCCTCCGATGTTTCCCGACGTACTGCCTCCACCTCCTCCAATTCCTGAGAACGACTTAGATACTAAGGCAGTTGCTCCGGCTATTAATGCTGGCAATACTATTGCTGCTGCTGGGCCGGCCGCTTGGGATGTTTTAGTAGCAGAGTCTATACTGCTAGACATTGCTGTTTTAAAGTTTGTTTGTATTACTTTTAAAGAGTTTTTTACTAAACTACCAACAAAAGCGCCCATTACAGACTTAGCCCCGCCAAAAGCATTGCCTATTGAATCGCCAACAGCAGCAAAAGACTGACCAACAGCGCTATTGATTTGTTGTACTGCCCCCATAGCTTGCTGTAGCGACATAGCAAAGCCCATAAATCTAGCTTTCTTCTCGTTATTTACAGCGTCTTCTTCTTCGCCTTGTGCTGTATCAAATGCTTTTTGTTGTTCAACTGTCAATAAATTATTATCAGCGGCTAATTGTCTTAATTCATCGTATTTAGCTTTTATTTTTTCAATCTCTAATTTTTTCTGTTCATCTTCGCTTAAATTTGTAGCGTCTGCAAATTGCTGTCTTAACTCTAAAAGTCTATTTTTTTCTTCTGAATCTATTTGAGTGAGCGCCGCTGTTTTTGCCTTTTGTAGTTCCTTTTCTTGCTCTGATCCTTCGGCTACTTTACTTATTAAATCGTCGTAATATTGTTGAGTTTCTAGCTTTCTTTGCTGATATGCTTGCGCGTCGTTAGTTATTAACGCTTGGTTTATTTCTGCATTTAGCGCCTTTAATTTCTCGGCGGCTTCAGGATCAATCTTAGGCGTTGTAGTAACTGTATTTGTAGTAGATGTGTCATCTGTTTTGCTTTCTTCTGCGTCTGCCGCTTTAGTTTCTATCGGAATTACTATGTTTTCAATTTTTTTATCTTTTAAAGCCTCGTTTAAATTGTCAACAACAGAACCGCCTAAAATGCTAGCGTCTGTTTTAATTGCTTCAAAAGCATCTGCAAATCCAGTAGCCATTCCGTTAGCCGCTTTTGCAAAACCTTGCTTAATCTTGTCAGCATCTAGCGTAAAAATACCGACTAAAATATCTCCAATACCCCCCAACTGCGCCATTATTGAGCTAGCAAACAATTTAACAATAGTAACAAGCGTTTTAAATACAAATTTACCTACCGCTAGCATATTTCTAAAGTGCATTATTATAGCCTCAACCGCTAATTTAAAAGGTAAAGAGCTGTTATATAAATCTATAAAGTAATTAGCTACATCTAAAAGAGATTTCTTTATTCCAGCCCAATTTTTATAAATTACTACAGCGATAGCAGTTAATCCGGCAATAACCAAACCAATAGGAGAAAATAAAGCGCCGAATGCAAATACTAAAGGCCCAATTGCGGCAACAATTCCGCCAATTACTAATATAATATTTTTCATTTCCGGACTTAATGCGCTAAACCTTTGTATTAAGTCGTTTGCAAAAGTTACTAATTTTGTAAATATTGGTAAAATTTGTTGTCCAAATTTAGCGGATAATTCTTTTAATGATTCTTGAAATATACGCATTTGGTTAGCTGCTCCGTCGCTTGTTCTTCCGAAATCTCCTTGCGCATTTGCTGTTTTGGCTATAATAAATTGATATCTTAGAGCCACCTTTTCAGCTTGCGACATCTTTTTTATATTAGAGCTTATTCCTTGGTCTTGCGCAAACCTTTGCAAGTTTGCCTCAGTCATCACTATACCTAATTTTTTAAGAGATTCCGTCTCGCCGTTAAATATACCGGCTAAAGCTGTTGTAGCTTGGTCTATTCCTATGTTTTTAAATGATGCTAAATCTCCAGCCAATCCAACTAAAGAAGTACTCATATTTGCGGCGGCTGGCCTTGTTAAACCCATCGAGGTAGCCATATCTCCAAATAAGGCGGCCATATCTAAAGCAGAACCCTCGGCAATACCAAATTGTTTTAGTGTAGTTTGCGCAAAGTCTTTTACTTGTTGTTTAGAGTTTCCAAAGGCTACATCTACTTTATTCATTGACTCCTGAAAATCACTAGCAAATTTAATAGCAGCGCCTCCGGCTACCGCTAAAGGAAGCGTTAAAGATGTAGTTAAAGACCTACCTACTCCCCGCATTTTAGAGCCAAAAGCTGACAATTTACTGCTAGCTTGTTTTAAAGATGCCGCCAAGCCTGAAGCATCTCCGGTAATTCTAACCTTTAAATTTTGATCTACCATATTTTTAATATAATAACAAAAATACAAAAAAAAAGACGCCTTATTTAAACGCCTCTTTTTTAGTCATTGCCTCGTATTTCTTCAAAAAATCGTTCATTTCTTGCTTTGTAGATTTAGCCTCAAATCTTTTCTTTTTTCGTTCTTCATCTATAGGCAAATTAAATAAATCTTCGGGCTTTATCATTTGTGATTTCTTCTCACATTTCGCATTGTGTATCATTGTCGCAATGTATCTAGTTTTTTCCCAAGATAGATTAGTTTTTTTATGATAGCATTCTGCTAATAGCGCGTTTTCTCTCCACGTTTGCCGCCAAAATTCGTCAGGCTTTAATCCGATTAAACCGATATAATAATCGGTTAAAGTATCAAAATCTACCTTTTCTTTGACGGCTGGCGCTTTCCCTTGGTAGGAGTTTCGCCGTTTAAACTATTACCTAAAATTTTAGATTGCAGCATAGTCTCAACAATAATATTAATTTTTTCAGCGTCTAGCTCATCAAGCCAAGTACCAACAGAAAAAATGTTATAATCGACCTCGTTGCCTTGCTCCTGATCGTTTGCTAAAACTGCTGAATAGACTAAGGCCCTTAGGCCCTTTATAGATATTCCGTTTTGAAAAGTTTCGCCTATTTCTTCTAAAGAAATTCCTAATTGCTCAGTAAATTCACTCCAAAAGTTCATAGAAAAATGTAGCGTGCGTACTTTGTTACCGATTTTTACATCTATGTAACCTCTTTTTTTGTTTGTCATTTTTAAAAAGTTGTTTATTAATAAAAAAGCCGCAGCCATATAATGACGGCGGCCTATAAGATATAACTAATTAATATTAGTTAGTAGATTTTACAATCGCTCCAGTAATAGTTAACGATCCGCTATAAGTTACAGCGCTCTCCATTTCTGCTGACATTTCAACACTAGATAAGAAAGCTTCAGCGGTGTAAATTGCGTCTCCAGCCTCTGTAGTTCCAAAAATACAAGTTAATTGCGTTCTAGCTAATAAATAGTCGTTCATTTCTATCACGTTAGCTGTATCGTCGTAGGCAACCAATCCCTCGAAAGAAATTTCTCCACCTTTTACGCCTCCGATGTACTCAGAAAATCCGGCCGAGTCTTTTGTAGTTGCTTCAGGCGTGTCCATTGAGATAGACATAGAACAGCTAGTAGTATGTCCAACGGCTGTACCTTCTATTTTTAAGATTAAATTTGTTCCGTTAAATACTCCAGTAGTAGCCATTTATTATAATTTTAAATATTATTAATTTTCTGTAAATATACAAAAATTATTAATTAGTATATTTTAAGATGTTAATGTAGTTAATTCGCTATTTGTTTTAACTGTGTTAAAAACTGCGGCCCTATGAATATTAATATTATTCATACTTGTAGTATTGTTATAAATCTTATTTATTATATTTAAAACGCCAGTAGGCGCGTTAATAGTAACGCTTGATCCATTAATAAATACTTTTGTTTGTGTTGCATCATAAGAAATAGCAATTTTACATAAAGTTTCAGGATTTAAAGTAAAACCATTTGTTAATAAACCTGATGCGCTTATATTATCGCCGTAAATGTTAATAGTGTTGTCTGTCGGAACTTCTAATCGTAAAGAATTACCACCGGCGGAATCTTCAAATCGTAGCAATTTAAAAAAATCGCCATTTTTACCATTATAAGAAAACCATAATACTAGCGTTGATGTATTTGCTGGAAATGTTACAGAACTGCTAAAGTCTGACGTAAATGGGCCGTCTGAAATTCGAGAAGATGTAGCGCCTGAACTATCAATGTTTGAAGTAGCAAACGATTTATTTTCGGCTTGTGCTTTTGAAACATAAATAGTATTGGCATCGTTGCACAAAACTCTCGGAAATGTACCACTAGACGAAGTATGTGTAAACCTTTGCCATTCTGTTGTTACTGTAACTGTTGACGTATCTGTAGAAATAGCGCCAATTTTAACGCTTTGAGTTCCGGTTTCTGTTCTTAAATAAATTGATTGCGTTACTTCTCCGGTCGATGTTATCTGTATCTCTATTCTTGCGTTTGCTGTGCCATCAAATACAATTTTAGCGGCGTTTTTAGTGCCATCAGGCGAAGTAATAAAGTTATTTGTTACAACCGCATTACCAACTGATGCCCATTGACTAAAATCGTCAGAATAAGGTATAATATTTGTACTTTGCTTTTCTATTGCAATGTGTGGACATCCGTCAGAAACTCCGCTAATCGGCTTATATGATAAACTAGGTACGTTTGCTTGCACTTTAGTTATTAATCCATTTTTTGCAATTCTATTTTTTATCGCATTACGAGTAAATGCAAAATCACCAGTTCCGTCTGTCGGAAAAG